GGGTGATTTGCAATGGACCGACAGGGACGGCAAGTACAGGCTATGCAATTTCACGATCGGGATGCGAGTCTATCAGGCAATCGAGCGCGGCAAGGCTCACGGGGAAAAATGGGTGTTCTATCGAAAGTTCAAGGAGGTGGCTGAGGCAAGCGGGGCGAACGATGGGCCGAAGCGTAAGCAATATCGAACGCCGACGCTAGCCGACCTAGCTAACGGGCCGATTGCGTGCGAGTGCATAGGTACGCAACTCGACAAATGGCAACCTCAGATACTACTCGAAATACTTAGCGAAGCCGGATACCCGTATCGAGCCTCCTGCCCGAAAAATCAACACAAGATAACGCGATGGTCTCAGTGCAGGATTGAGGCGGGCGAATGAGCGACAAGCCAACACTAAGTTTTATGGGCATGACGTTCGAGCTTCAAGAGCCGATGAAAATCGAGCCGCTAGGCCAAGACGCGATCAAGTTTAGCTCCCCAAGGATCGCCTTCGGCCAGCCTCAAGAAATCAAAGTGACCTACGAGTGGCAACCTAACTCGATTTTTTACGTCGGGCGTAAGGTGCGAATCGAGGGCGTTTTGTGCGAGGTTTGTTCGGTCGAAAAGGACGGGTCGATTACGGTTCAAAAAATCGAGGAGGTGGGCGAATGATTTACCTAGGCATTGACCCCGGGCCGGTCGAAAGTGCGTTTGTGTGGTGGGACGCCGAATCCGAAAAGGTTATCCGGCTCGAATCGTTTCCGGCGTTTCAAATCACTGCATACATACTCAAGGATTTGATTCGCGAAGTCGACCACGTTTCCATCGAGTGGATTGAGTGTTTTGGCATGGCTGTCGGTCAAGAGACGTTTCGGACCGTGGCGGGCATCGGCTGGTTTGCATCGCTTGTTTCCGATCATAAAGTTCTCCGACTTGTCCCGCGGCGATCGGTTAAGATGCACCTGTGCAATTCGATGAGGGCCAAGGATGCCAACGTCCGGCAGGCTCTTATCGATCGCTTCGGGCCGGTCGGGACCAAGAAACAACCGGGCAAGCTCTACGGCGTGGCCACACACTTTTGGGCGGCTCTTGGCGTGGCGGTGTACTCGGCTGACGTATTTGACCCCGGGCAGTTTTGGATCGAGGATTTGAGGAACAAGGCAGGCAAATGATGGAACGAATCAACATAAGCCAACCCAAGGAGGATCTAGCCTTATGGCGTGCAATCGCCAAGAAAAAAGGCTGGACGTTCGCCTACTTGGTTTTTGACGCAATAAACGCTCGGCATGGCCTCGGCAGAGAGCGACCCAGGCGAGGGCGGCCAAAGTCCAAGCCGGTGGCTAGGAAGCGGCAAAAGCGAAATTCGGGCCCCCGGTGATTGTCAAGCCCCTTGACGGTGGATAAGATGCTCATAAAGGAGATCAGCATGAACATTGGCGAACTTGTCAAATCAAAGCGATTTTGGGCGGCAGCGGCTACGATTGCCGTCGTCGTTTTGAAGGATCGCGTACCACTGTCCGAAGATCAGATTCAGCAATTGGTTTGGGTTATCGGGGCTTGGATCGTCGGCGATTCAGTCCGACCCCTGCCGAAACCCGATGAGGTGGCATCGTGAGCCGACTGAAACTCGCAGACCGATTCGCGGCACGCCGAGCGGCCAGGGAAATCTGGATTGCCAGCAAGACCGACGCCGAAGTGGCTAAGCTGGTCAAACAGGCGGTTGACGGCGATGAGGATTCCCAGAAGCTTCTCTTTGCGACCCATCCAGAAATGCCAGTTGGCATCGACCCGGCTACGCTGTTTCTGTTGATCCAGATCGCTTTGAAATTGTGGATTTGGTGGCAACAAAACAAGGTTGAAAGCCCATCGGAATCGGTTGATTTGGGCGAACCGTTTGACGACGACGAATAACCCCTAGCCAACCCGAACTTTACCAAGCGAATAGGGGCTCGGTGAGTTGGCAGGGGGCAAAATGGAGTGACGATGGCGAAGAAAGAAAACAATTGGATTCCTTGGCTCATCGTTGGAGGGCTTGCCTTCTACGTGTTCAACCAGCAGCCAAAGGGAGGGGGTGATTCTTCTAAGCCTGCCGGGGTAACTGCCGTAGTCCGGTCGGCTATCCCATCGATCAGGGCGGCGTACAAACAAGCCTTCCTCGATGCAGCAGCGAAGATTGAAGCGGGTGAAATCAAAGACCAAGAGCAATGGACCAAATTCATTGCCGACAACGCGGGCGGCAAGAATCGCGAGGCCTTGGACAAGGTGTACACGGCGATCGATGAGTTAAAATTGCCGGTGACGTTTGCGGGGCGTGAAGCGGAAATAGCACGAATCAACAGAGAAATTTCGGGGGCGTGGTAATGACTGAAATCGGATTAATTACTTGGTACATCGTTCAGTTGGTCCTATGGGCCGGGCCTTTGGGCGTGGGGGCATTCTTGGCGGTTTGTTTTTTCGCTGGCTATTTCTTGGGCCTCAAGGTGTCGAGGCTCAAGCGATCCAAGCCTATGGGCAACGTCAAAATGGACCATATCAAATACGACATCCTCCCCGATGGCACGCTAGGCCCAGGTGACCCGAGAGGGCTGGAGGATCTAGAATGAAGCGGGCGAGGCGGTATGCGGCTAGGACGATTTTGTTTGTGTTGCTTGTCGCAGCGTCTCCGTTTGCGATAACCAAAATCCTTGCCGATGCGCTGTTTGATTTTGTCGTCTGCCCGATACTTGAAAGCCTGGAGGTAATCGCCAATGACGACTGAGTTCACAGGCTATGACCCAACCATAGAAAACCGCGACGAGATCCGAGCAACATCGATCGACCTTGGGTTTCGCGTCGGCGATTACGCAGTCCCGGAAGAAATCGACCCTCGGCCAATGATGCGGCACGACAAGCAGGGCAATATGGGATCGTGCCAGGGTTTCAGTCTTGCCAATGCTTGCGAGTACGTTTGGGCGTTGGCCCAAGGCGGCTTTTCTGCCGAGCGTCAATTGTCGTCGCTATTCGCCTACCTAGAGACTCAGCGACTCGATGGCCTGTTGGGTCGCGATACAGGCTCGACGATCAGCGGAGGGCTAAAGGCGGCCTCTACGATCGGGATGTTACCCGAAGCGGATTTGCCTTACAGGACGCCGTACCCAAACAACGCTCGAACGATCGTAACCGATGCAATGCGGGCCAAGGCAGGCCAGTTCAAAATCCGTTCGCACACGTGGCTCGAATCGTATGACGCGATTTTTCAATACTTAGCCTCGGGCGTCGGCGCGGTTCATACCGGGACACTTTGGAACGATTCGTTCTACGCTCGAAACGGCGTACTTGAATCAATCAGCCTACGCGGTGGCGGTGGACATGCTACGGCGTGGCTCGGCTACTCCAAACGCAAAGACTCCAAGGGCCGGAACTACATCTGGCGGCTCAATAGCCATAACGATTCATGGACTGAGATCGCCCCATCGGTTATCGATCAACTTTGCCGACACGAATACACCTCCATCGTCGGCGTATCGGATCTTTCGACGCCGGGACCAAGGGCGGTTTCTTGGATGAAGGACAGGCCACTAGGATGAGTGAAAAAGGAGGGCCGGTAATTATGGTTTTTTTGTTGCTTGGATTGTTTTTGTTCTGTAGCGAACCGGCTAAGGAGCCTACGCAATGCGACTTGCCCGATTCGTCGGCGTTGATCGAGGAAGTCGCAAAGGTTGAGTTTATCGCTCCCCCAAAGGAACCGGACCCTATGCCAAGCCCGCAACCAAGCCCATCGGACAAGCCTCACGAAAAGACCAAACGCGAAGTTCTGATTTTCGTCTCTGCGAATTGCCCCCCATGCGAGAAGTGGAAGCGATGCGAAATGAATCGATTTCTCGATGCAGGCTGGGCGGTCGGCATCGTCGAGGTTCATTCCTACGGGCTCACGCCGACGTTTGAAATTGAATCGGGCGAAAAGAAAGCGACGATCAAAGGCTACACTACACTTGAGCAGGCAGCGGAGGCGGTGCGATGAATCTATTGGCTCAACTGTCTCAGGAAGCTCAGCTAAGCGTCACTGCGGCGGCTATGACGACGATGGG